CCGCCTGTTCTCCAGAACCTATTTTTTCTATTCCTGTGTTTACTGTAAATGTTGATGCCATAATACCCTCACGCGTCTATTTCTGTATATGTTTCTGTTCCTGTAGGAACAATTTCTGTCCAAGTATTACCAGAGCTTGGTGTAATAGTTGAATATGTTTCATTGTCTGCTGGTATAATTTCTTCATATAATTTTTCACCATTTGCACTTTGTACAAAGTTTGCACTAACAGGAGCAACACCGACAGCTTTTCTTATGCCATTAGCAGATTGTGTGAAGTTTATATCTTGCGATGAAACTCCCGGTTTTATTTTAACACCATCTGCCGATTGTGTAAATGCAAACTCAAAGGTTGCACCATTTGACTGTAATACAAAAGCTAATGAACTTACTACAAAATTAGCAGATAAATCAGCTTCTCCACTAAATTCACCTACACCTGCCGATACTTTAGAAAAGATAGCTTCTTGTGTTGTGCTACCAAATCTAACAGTTCCCCCTAATGAAGAAAAGGGAGATTCAGCAAATGCGGAAAAAGCTAACATTACTCAGCATCCTTTATAGTTAGTGTTCCTGCATTAACTTGTCTTAGTATTTCTGCATAGTGAATATTATCAGTACGCAATGGGACAAACATTTCTTTTCCATCAATGGTCGCTTTAACCATCTGATTAACACCATCTTCTGCAATATACTTTGCTGAGGTTATTGTCATTTGATTATCCATAATTATAACTCCGATGCAAACTCATATACATAGCCTTTAGCATAATAAGCACCTGTACCAGATGGATTTAATCTAAATGCAACATTAGTGGTACTCATGTTTGGAGTTAAACTTCCACAATTTAAAACAGTAGGTGCAGTTAATTCTGAAGCAGTAGGTGTAGCTCGCATAGTTACAGGAAATGAATGGTGTGCCATGTGATGAGTAGAAGTACTGGTAGCATAAAGACGATGATTATCCGTAGCACCAGTAATTTTGCAATAATACCTCTGACACAAAGCTAGTTCTTCCCCAAATGACCTATGCTCAAATGGTGTGGCTACTTCGCCTACTTCCATTTGTACTCCAGTAATATACCATTCGTTTGTATCGCTATCTGCTAAGTTTACATTACCAGCTGCTCTATCTGTTTGACTTAATGTACCCCAATCTGTTTGCAATGTACCACTAGAGTAACTAGAACCTGCTCCAAGCCACCAAGTTAATTCTAGACCAGTACCATTGTCATTGTCTATTACACCAGAAGTATCTCCAGTAAATGTAATTACTTTTTGCTCCCAAGTATCAGCAGAATTGATTGTGTAACTTGCACCTCTATGTCTATTACTACCATCTGATTGAAGTATTTCTAATATGTAAGTTCCAGTTTTATTTGAACGCACATAAAAAGAAATTGTTACTGTTTCTGCTGAAGATGTTCCGTATTTTAATTGCTGTAAATCTTGAGCTTCTATTCTTTGTTTTAATTGCAAATAATCGCCAGAACTTGGAGACGCATCTGCTGTGGTACAGTCATACTTTAAAGAATTAGAAAACCCATCTGGTGCAGTTGTTGATTGAGATATTGTCCAAGTCCCTAAAGAACTCATATTTACAAGAAATCTATCTACTATATATGTAGAACTCGTTACACCAGATGAGCTTGTTCCTCTCTGTGCAATTGCCATTTTTGGATTCTGAATAAGGTTTCTACGACCCCCAATCTGACTATTGGTTAGGACTTCACCCATCTTTGCAACTTCTCTTGCCTTAGACATTTTTAGCTCGGCTTAGTTGGGAAAGTAACATTACCTAATACTCCATCTTTTAATGTAGGCTTTGCGTCTTTAGTTATATCTCTTAATGCCTGTCTATATGTTTTCATGTCATCAGACATTGTTACATCTGATAAAGCATAAAAATCAGTCTCTGCTATCAAAGAATTTCTTTGTCTTCTAAGTTCTGCCATTGGCTCTGCATCTGTTAACTCTTTTTGTTTTTTAGATACTTTTGCCCACGTTGTGCCAAAGTCTTTTGGATCTGAACTTAATATTCCAGTTCCGTTAGAATCAACCCCAGTAACCTTTTTAAATTGAGCATTAAACTCTTCTTCTGTTGTAGGCTCACCAGTCATTGTCCATTCTTGAATGTTTAATGCACTAAGTGCTTCTGATATTGATGCCATGTTTATCTCCTTTATCCTATTAAAAAACCTTGAAAAGTTGCGTCAAATTCACCAGTAGCATCAGTGTAAACATAATTTTGCTGTACTTGAACTTGAACATAATCACTAGCACTTAATTGAATACAATCAATCCTATTAATAGTATTGTATTGTGTTGTGCCAGCAAAATAATAAGAAAATTGACTAAATAATCCACTACTACCATTTTTGAGAAATCTTACTCGAGTATAATTATTAGCACCCAATGCACCTGCAGTACTGTTACAAACTAACGCATCAAAAGAAAAATAATAAATACCAGCTATTGGTGCAGTAAATCTCCCATTTGAGGTATCGTAATTACTTCCTATATCAAAATCTTCCTCATTAAAAACTAGACTACCTTGAACTCCAGTTGCACCAGTACCGCTTAATCTTGCATGAAAAGCTGGTCTAGCAGGTGTAGTAACTCTACCACTACTGTCAATACCCATTGCACTTGTTCCACCTACTGCTGCAATAGTTGATACTCTTAATTCAGATGTCATTGTGCTATCTCCTCAAGAATAAACTCATTTATCCCATTAGCATGAGCATATAAGTTATTACTTCCTGCTGTTCTAGCAAATTGCACAGAGTACGCAACAGCACTTGTGGTATTTGGAAAATCAATTGCAACTCTTGTCCAACAGTCATAAGTATTGTTTGAAGTGTCTGCTCCTGACCCATATTCTCCATACGATGTGGAAGAATGAAGTGTAGATAAATCAGTCGAATCTCTAAATATGGTCCACTTAAATCTAGTGCTTCCTGTTTGACAGTGCATATATATACTACAACTAAAACGAATCATACTATTTGCAAATTTTGGAGTTATTGATATAGAAGAACTTGCAATATCTGTATAAGAGCTTGATGATGAGTAAGAATGACTACTTTGATCTACAGTTTTCCTTACCACTTGTATTACTGAACCGGGTTGAGTCAATACCTTACCACTTGCAACAGATATGGTTGTACCAGTTTGAGTGTCTATATTATTTACTTTTAATGTACTCATCCAGCTATCTCCATAACGGTTATTGAACTAATACCTCTTGCATAACCAGTATTATCATAATCTGCTTGTGTTCTATTAATATATGCTGTGTTAGTTGAATTAGCACTAAACTGAACTTTGTATGTAACTGCACTAGTTGTTGATGGAGAATCTAAAAACACAGTTGCATGTTGTCTTGAATCACCATTATCAGGTGCATAACCAAATGCTGAAGCTCTTATTCTATTTCCTGCTGTATCAGAAATAGCAATAGCAGTACTATCTCGAAGAACTCTAGTCCATGCTCCAGCAGCACCTACAGTTCCCACACATAGTACATTTGAATAAATTAAAATTTTTGATGATGATGAAGATGGAGTTATGCTTACAGATAAACCAGTAATATCGACAAAATCAGAAGCAGCAGTTGTTTGTGTATCTGATTTAACTGCTTGTTTTACTTGTTTAACAAAGTTATAAGTTGTTCCACTTACATTAGCTATTGTATCTACGTTTATTTGACTCATACTATACTCAAATTACCTTGTATCGTTAATGTCTTATTTGCAGCTATAGTCAATGGACCTGCTGCAATAGCGTTTTCTGTTGATTCTATCGTAGTATTTGTATCAAGTTGTGCTTGATGCACTCTAAATATGTCTGCTGCTCCAGCACTATTTATTGTTCCACTATCACCTTTATACATACCACCACCTGCACTTGCTATCTGTATAACCTTAAATACAACTATAACTAACTCATCACTTGTTGCTGCACCAGATGCTAAAGTTATAGTGCTTGTATTTGTTTGTGTAAAGTCAGATTGATCTAGTCTTACACCATTTAAGTATACATCAATATTATTAATTGTGTAGTCTAGTGTCGCTCCATTTGAATCTTCGCCTGTAAACACAGTTTGACCACTTGTTGCAATATATCTAAATCTAACTGCATTCGTATAACTTGTTGGCGTAGCAAGTGATACACCTAAAAATCTTACAACTATCTTATCTCCGTTTGCTGGAGCTTCAGAAAAAGTTAATGTATTGCCAGATGCAGTATAGGCAAAGCCAGAACCTTCTTCTTGGACTACGTTACCTATAGTCACTAATAACTGTGACCCATCTGTTATATTTTGATTTAAACCAAAAGATGTGGTGGCAGAATCACCTGTAAACTTTTGTATAAAAAATGATCCTTGATTTGGATTGTTGCCTATGTAACTCATCTATTACTCCGTTGGCTTCTCTGGAAATTTTATGTTTGATAAAGCATCGTCTGTTGGTGTTTGTTTTGTTAAATCTCTAAGTTCTTGTCTATATGTCTTCCAAGCTGATGGCACAGTAGCATTGTTTTCTCTAGCTTTAATGACAATCCAATCTGTCTCAGCTAATAATATGTTACGCTGCTCTCTTAAGTCAGTCATTCTACGTTCAGGTGCAGCGTCATTCCATTCCTTCTCTTCAAGATCACGCTCTTTCTCCTCTTCTGCCGTAAATTGAATTTTTTCTCCGTTTACCATTTTGAATCTTGTCATTTTAACTTATCCCATATATTTTTACGTTACCTGCACCTTGAAAATTACCACTATTCCAATAAAATCTTAAACCATTTGCGACAGTAGCTTCTTGACCTTTTATTAAATAACCAGTTATTTCATTTCCAACGTGATTTCCAGAAGTATTCATATGATTTGAAGATCCTCCATAAGATAAAGGTAAAAATGTATCGTTTACGTTTAACATTTCTATATGACCCATTATGCCTTCACCAGTAGCATTACCTATGCCACCAGTGTTTAATCTAAAATATGTGTCTCCATTTGAATTTATTGCACCACCACCACTCTGATGACCTTCATACGCATATATAGTACCAGTCTGAATAACGCCACCTACAAAAACTCGTAATCTTAAAGATGCACTATCAGTAGCTGGTTTAAATCTATATTGTATTCTATAGCTATCATATGTTGAATTAATATGTGTGCTATCTATATCACATGTAGTAACACCATCTGTAAAATCTAAGTCAGCAACTTTTACCATCGCAGTACCAGCACTAGTAACAGTGCCAGTAAAAGTGTAGGTATCTGCTAAGTTCATTGATTCTGATTGTATTTTACTTATAGCCATGATTTATCCTACTAAATGCCCAGTGAAAGTAACTGTATATTTATTCGCTAAAGTGCTTACATAAACATAACCTTTATGTACATTAATTCTAATTCTATCATTGTGTGCTAATAAAACTGATGCACTAAATGTTATGTTAGGTAACAAAGTAGCACCAGAGCCAGTATAATGATATGCTCCATTTACTATTTCTGAATAATT